CCAATACATCAGATGATGACCAATAAGTTGTTGTCTGGTGGCCCTGGCTCCTCCATTATGGAGGGGCTAGGCAACCAGTTGCCACTCAGGGAGTGGACGATTCCAATGGGTGTGAGCCCGCCATTGGAGGGTAGAATTAGGGCTATTCAGTTCTCGAAGATTTTCGGGAACCTTCTCCCGCTTTGCTACCGGGGGACCTGCCCTCGGCTGATTAAATCAGCCGAGGCTAATGCTCATCGCATCGTTGACGACGAAGATGGGCTGGAATTTGTCCGAAAGGCTAAGGACCTGCTCTGCTATTTTACAGCTAAGCTTGTAGGTACCGAGACCACGGATTACAAATTCACAGGGGCATACGGGGCGTGGCTCAAGCCCCGAATGTTCACAAAGAAGCGCCGGTTCCGGGCGTATTGCGAGTCTATCGGCCGCATTAAGGCGGCCTGTGATCGCCCTTCTGAGGCGATGGCTTGGGCAGCACTCAGGAGTCACCACCGCTCCCTCAGTGCTAGAGGGCCCTCGAATGCGTACACAGACGAGTTATTTGAGGCCGGAAGGCCTGTATTTGACCAAATGCTCGTCAGTCTGCGCGAAAAGTTCGAACGCCCTTGCTTTGACGCCGTTCCGTCGTCCTCAGGGTGCTTGAAGGATGACCAGCTTCCGGGTTCACGTGCCGACGGGGGAAAATTTGGCCAACTCATTAAGCTATTTAGCGATTGTGATATTGGCAACCTCCCAGGATGGAAGTCGCGCCAGAACGCTCATTCCCCTGCTCATGGAGCGGGATTCAAGAACCAGCCCGGTGGGTCACGGTTTGACATGCTCGACGAAAAGGTCGACGTCTTCTCGTATTCCCGCCAGGAGGAGCCGGTCCCGCATCGAGTTCCGGTTCTCCGCGACAGCGACGGGAGCGGGGTCTTCGCAGGGGAGCGCGTCAGGGTCGATTACCCCAAGACTTCGGGCGCGTGGGAGCGATTCGTCATAGAGAAGGCGCTTGATGATATCGACTCAGGTCGTTCTGGACAAGCCTCGGTCGCTTACGTTCTAGAGCCTTTTAAAGTTCGGATCGTGACCAAGTCGACTGCCGCAGGGGCCTACGTTGCTACAGTGTGGCAGCAGCTGGTGTTTGACGCCATGCGGGCTTTCCCATGCTTCCCGAGCCTCTCTGGCCGAGTCACAGGGCTGGAGGTTAATCAGTTGGCCGACTTTCTCGCCGAACTTGGCGTGATGGCCTCATCCGACTTTAGCGCCGCGACGGATACGTTGAGCAAGGAGCTGTCGAATCGCATCATTGATTATTTGACCCAGGGGTTTGGTCCCGCTGTTATAGTCCGCGACGATAATGCTTCCAAGAGGCTTACGTACCCTGCCGTTCCTTCGCCTAGACGGCAGGGCCACTTCCGTTTCTACGGCTACCGCCTGGTCAAGGATGGTATCACCGTCTTGGAGAGCGGCAAGTCGAAGAAGTGGGGGTGCACTTGGTTTGCCGCGAGAGATTTTGGCTTTGAAGCCGATGACGGAGAGATTCTCGTCGAGTGTGACAGACTAGTGATCGAGGAGACCATCGGCCAGCTGATGGGCCAGGCCACTAGCTTTCCGCTTTTGTGCTTGATCAACATGTGCTGTGAGCTCGCCATGCAGAAGCGCTGCGGGATTTCCGGTCCCCCGCCGGCCTCTTATAAGGGGCGGAAACCGATCTGGAGGCCCGAGCTGAGACGCTTTATCATCAATGGTGACGACCGTCTGGCCGCATCGACCTCCGCGAATGAAAGAGTTTTCTGGGAACTTGGTAACTCTATTGGTTTCGCTAAGTCGGTGAAGAAGTCACACGAGTCGGTCTG